CTTTTGGATAGCCCATTGGCGGCTTCCCGACTTGCATCTAGGCTACCGCTAAGAGTTTTTACTCCTTCGGTGATACCAAACGGGTCTGCCATAGCACACTTTTATTTAGCCTTTTTTGCGGTTGTCTTACGTGTAGTAGCTTTCTTTAAAGCGGGCTTACGTTTTTTTTCGGGCGCAGGAAAAGTAAAAACTTCATCCAGTTTCCCAACTTGCATATCAATCTTAGGCATATAGCCTAACTTGTCCATAATCCATGTAAATGTAAAATTCATATTAAGCTCCTAATAGTGCTTTTACTTCGTCTTGAGTTAAACCAAGTGCGGCTAGTTTAGCTAGTGCAGAAGCCTTTGCAGTTGCTTGTGCTTGTTCTGCGGCTGTTTTGGCTGATTGTAGTTCAGCCAATTTAGCTTCTGCGGCATTTTTGTCGTATGCAACAATGTTTTCGTTTTGGTCATAAGCAACATCGCCACGAATAGTTACAATAGCAGAATTAAGTGCAAGAATAGCATCTTGAATATTTATCATGCTGCAATCTCCATAATAATAATTGTGCCTTGTGTGTTATCTCTAAATAAATAACCTGTTACATTAGGGCCAGCCACTTTGTAATAAAAAGTATATGTTGTTGATGAAGTGGTTGCTGGTGAATCTTGATAACAAATATTTCCTGAACCTAGCCAATAACCAGTTGCATAAGAGTAATTCCATTGGCTTGCTAAATTTGCACCAACTTGCGAACCATTCCTGTAAACCGCAACACCAAGCCCATTTTGTGAATTGCTAGAAGATTGAATACCAACATCGCCAAAATCAGCAAAAATAATAATTTTGCTTGTTGAAAATTTAGGGGTAATGCTTGCGGAAAAGCCAGTTGTTACAAAAGTCGTGCTTGTTGTTGTAATTGCAGTTGAAGTAGCCGCAGTTACCACTTGCAATACACTACCAGCACTAGCTTGTGTTGTAGCGTTGTTAAATGTTAGACCATTAGAGCCGTCTATGATAAGGGACATTATTCATTCTCCGCAGGTAATGGTGTGTGTTTGTTCATAAATATTTCCTTTTTAGTGGCAGATATTTTTTGCCTTGTTTCTGTTGAACATTTGCGACCAAGTACCGCAAGCCTTACATTCTCACGGTGTTGTGGCGATAACTTTTTGCCTAACTTTGCCATGCGTAGCTTTTGGCGATGCTCAGGTGTAAACGCTGGAATATTGGGCTTTTTAGCCATTTGAATGACTACTTGCTTGGAATACTCCTTACGAGCCATAGCATAGGTTTTAGAGCCTATTTTGCCATACTTGCCTGTAGCACTCATCATAAAATAAGCACGAGCCATAGAGCCGCCATAAGCCTTCCAAAGCATACGATGGGCAATAAAGTGCTGTCTAGGTGTCAAAGCAATCAGATTGTCATTTTTGTTTGAGCCGCCATGACTGCGTGGCACTATATGATGCTTTTCAGAATAGCCTTCTACAGCCTGACCTTTTAAGGCAGATATAAAGTTGTTGTAGCGGACTAGATGATGTTGATTAGGCATTTGGTGTGTCGGCTGGTAAGGGCTGATTTCCTTCGCTTAACCATTTTTGATATTGAACAAAATCTTGGTTGTCAGGGTCTAAAGGTATGCAAGCGTTGTCTGATAAACGGATTACGCTTTTACAGATTGGATTTAATGCATTTGTTGGGCTTAATTTATACATTATAGTTCCGCAGAAAAATTAAAGAATCTGTTGCTTGAATTAGCAGAAGCATACCAATATGGTCTAAATCCAGTTATTCCTGAAAATCCACCTAAATCTAACGCACCACCATTTGATTGCATATAATTAGTATTGATTGTGGCAGAGCTTTGAGTATAGTTTGCACTATTATCCGTAACATTCATTACTCCACTAAGACTTGCAGTAGGTGTTGCTCTCATTTGCGTAAAAAATGGTATAGCTCCAACTACTGATGTAGTAGAGCTACTTCCTATAAACATTCCTGAACCTATTTGTTGATAATAGCGTTGGCAGTTAGCTAGGCTAGTCTGATAATTAACATACTCAAATCCAGTAGCACTACTTCCTACTTCTAGTTGAACGCCAGTAATGTAGAAAGTTGCTGAAGCTGTCCCAACTACAGATGTTGCACCAGTAGCATTAAAATAGTTACCACTTTGCCAAGTTCCAGCAGATGAAGTATAAGTTGAACCTGTGCCTAATGACCACCAAATTGTCATGCCAGCAGTATTATCTGTTGGGAATGTGCCTGTTGTAGGGCCAGCAACAGTTATCGATACTGGTGTCCAAGTATTTGCAGAAGTTACTGTAAAACTAAATGGATAAGAATAACCAGCGCCATTGCTTTGAATTCCACCACCAAAAGTCCCAGTTAATGAAGAATAAACTTGGAATGACAAAGTTACTGTTTTAGCGTTAGCAGTTCCCCAACCTAAATCAGCAATGTTGTAACCTTCAATGGCTTGACCAAATCTAAAGTAATCTCCAGCACCAATAGAATATGAAGAAGCTACTTGAAAACCAAGATATTTAGAAAATCCTACTGGTGGAGTTGCAGAGTTTAAATTCTGACCAACAGTAAATTTACTTGCTTGTGATGCTTGAAATATAAATCTATCTATTGTGTATGTACCACCACCAGTTGCGGCAGGAGTAGAAGAAGCACCAGCATTTCTTTGGTCAATAACCATCGCACCATTGATAATGCGATTCTTCATAATAGAAGCATTACCAGCACCTAGATTAGAGCCAGCTACGCTTGTTCCGATTACATCGGCATTTACTTGACCATAACTCATGCTACTCTCCCATGATTAGCATACTCGCCATGCAACATTTCTCTAGCTAAACTTACAAATTCATTAGCCAGTTCAAATGTTGGGAAAGTGCCTAAATATTTACGCTTACCAGCATAGCTGATTGCACCTTGATAACCTGATTGACGCTTCAATTTATGAACTCCTTTTGCACCAGTAGTGTTGTGCGATGGTAACTTGCAATTATAGTGATTGGTCGTAATGTCGGCTTCACGCAAATTTTCAATGCGGTTGTTTGTTGAATCATTATCAATATGGTCTACAAAGTCAGGGCAATGTCCATGATGTAACAAATAGATAATGCGATGCACAAAATAACTTTTACCTTTATGGGTAACTTTTAAATAGCCTTTACGGTCAGGGCTACCAGCAACCCTGCCCTTGTTCTTATGCTTGCAATCTACGGTGCGGATAAGCTGACCATCTTTGTATTCAAAGAACGGTGCAAAATCCTCAACACGCATTTCCAAACGAGCCATTATGCTACTCCTAATAGTGCTTTAACTTCATCGGCAGTAAGACCAAGTGCAGTTAGTTTAGATAATGCTGATTCTTTAGCGGCTACTTCTGCTTCTTGTTTAGCAGTTTCATCGGCTTGTAATTCTACTAATTTAGCTTCTACGGCTGATTTGTCATAAGTTACTTCATTTTCGTTAGCATCATAAGCTACATCGCCACGAATAGTAACTACAGAGGGATTAAGTGCATAAATAGCTTCGTGTAAATAAATCATGCGGCAATTTCCATTAATGTAATTGATGATTGTTCATTACTATTTTGACAAATAACAGTTCCTGAATAACTTTGTTTAAAATAAATAGCATAAGTTATTGAAGATGTAGTAGCTGGACTATCTAAATAATTTCCTGATAGAACAGCAAATTGTTGGTGTGTATCTTGAATATATGCACCATTAACCATAAGCAAACTTAAACTAGAACCATTTTTAAAAATTGCTACAGTAGCACCACTATTTCCTGTATTAGTATTATAAACACCATTTAAACAAGCCATAATTAATATTTTGCTTGTAGAAAATTTAGGTGTAATATTTGCAGTAACAGTTGTTGTCACATAACTTGTGCTGGTAGTTGTTGTATATGTTGTAGATAATCCTTGAACAACTTGAATAACACCACCTGATTGTGGGCTACCAGTAGTTAATACTGTACCTGTGCTTGCTGGTAGCGTAATAGTATTAATCCCAGCAACGCTAGGTGCGGCTAGTGTTATGCTTCCTGACGAATCCCCAGAGATGACTATGCTGCTCATTTGGCTACTCCTCTATGTCTAATAAATTCTTTAGGCAATGGTTTGCCTGCTGATTTGTAATATTCAATCATAGCTTGTGTAGCCTCATCTTTTGTTAAAAAGTAACCTAAGTATATTCTTTTGCCGTCAATAGTAACTCTAGCTTTATGTTTGCCTTTTGCTCCAGTGCAATTTTTAAAATGCCATCTATAAATTGAGGTATTTCCACCGCTAGTTCCACAATGTGGACAAGTTACTATTTTATGCTTAAAACCCATAAACCGTTCACTTAATTTTCGTTTTCTTTCTTCAGAATAAACGACTCCATAAGCTCCTTTACCACCTTTGGTTTTATTAACCAATTTACTACCCATTTCAGTAAAACAATCAACCAATAGCTTTTCATGGTCGTATGCTTCTTCTTCAGTGTCCCAATTAGCCAAAATCTCTATTTGAACACCTTTATTTTGTTTGACCGCCCTTTTCCAATCGTGACTTCTATCTGAAAAGGAAAACGCACGGTCTCCAGTTCCTTTTCCAATATAGAAAAGGTCTCCCTTTGGTGAATAATGTGCGTATGTATAAAACACTATAAAATAACCCATCTAGAGCCACTAGGAATTTGTACAGAAACCCCACTTGCCACCGTAATTGGTCCTACTGACTCACCATTATTTCCTGTGGTCATTG